GCAAGTCGATTACGAAATGAACCGGGAGCTGCCGGTCAAGACGATCTTCATCACCGGGCCTGTGCTGCGGCGATGGGGCTTCCACCACACCGATCAGTGGGTGGATGCGTATGAGTGGGATGACTACACCGCCGAGCGCGGCATCTCGAATATGAAAATGGCAGGATATGCCGAACAGCAAGTGAAGGGATCGAAGACATGAAATATGGGATATCCATTGCCCTTTTCCCGACCGCGTGGGAAGTCGGTCATGCACGAGTACGGAGCAAAGACGTTTTCGCATTCGGTCCTTTCCGACTCTCCATCCACCGAGTCGAAGGAAAGCTCGACGATTATCGTATCTGAAAGGACTCAACACGTGACCGATCAAGACAGAATCTCCAAGCTGCGGAAAGCCGTCTGCACCGCGCAGGCGCAATTCGCTCACTACGCCAATCTGCACGAGCGCAAAGGCACGCCCGAGAGCCGCGAGAAGGCCCGAGTGAACGCCGATCTCGCCGAGCAGATGGAAGACGTTCTCGAAGAAACGAAGGGACCGAAGACATGAATCGCACCGAGAGCCAAGAGATCGCTCGTGCTTTCCTGAAGCGCGCAGCCGCAGCTCAAGACGAACAACAGCCGATGAAGTTTACCGAGTGGAACACGGAAGGCGATCTTGAGCCGATGCTGACGTACGGCATGATCCTCGTGGACGACGAGAAAGACAACATCGCCGTCACGATCGACGGGCGGCTCTTCGCCGGGATCGTATCCGGCGACGTCGAAGACTTCGGCCCCGGCAAGGCTGCTGAAGTGCGTGGCAATATCGCGGAAGCCGAGCTGGCGGCTCGATACGTGGACGGCAAGGTCCATGGAATCGAGAAGCACATGGCGGCTAACCCGAGCGAACGGGATAACTATCTCTGGCTTGGCCGAGCGATGAAGTCTCTCGCCAACGAGCTGCGGCAGGGTATGCACCTTCCCGATCGCGTAATTGACGGCAAGGTTATCCCGTACAACGAGGACAACGAAACCGGGATCAAGCACGCGGCCAGTCTGGCGCTGTTCTTCACCGACGTCCACGAGCGCAACTGCCGGGCCGGATGGTGGAGCGATCTCGAAACCGGCGAGCCGAAGAAGCGCAACGTGGGCGAGCTGCTGATACTGTTCGTGACCGAGATTGCGGAAGCGTACATCGCTTACGTCGGCAACGAAGCGGACGACAAGCTGACACAGCATCCGGGACTTGGTGTCGAGATAGGCGACCTTGCGATCCGCATGGCGGACTTCGCGGGCGCCGCCATGGCCGGGAAGATCGTAGCGTACAGCGGCGTCCGTAACCCCGGCGAGAAGATGTTCAACGAAATTCTCCGGACAGCCGCGAAGTACGAATCGATCCGCAAAACGCCCGAGGCCGTTGGCGAGCCTGAAACCGGGGAACCGTTGCCGCCTATGGACATTCCGCTTATGATCGACGAGAAGCTGGCGTTCAACGCCGAGCGCAAGGATCACAAGATCGAGAATCGGATGAAGGCAGACGGCAAGAAGACTTAACCCCTATCGGTGTCCGAAGTTACTTCGGGTACCACGGGCGGCGGTAACTGGCTTAAAGTGCGGTTCCTTACCCAACCGTATTCCGACAGTCCTAAGACAGATTGCGCCGCCCACCCTCTTTTGCGAAGGACCGAATATGAACCGCGTAACTCTACAGCAGCTCGACGATCTACTCGACACCGCCGAAGTCTTCATGGACAACGGCGACGACTTCAGCCCGGACGAGACTGCGGACATTGCGCACGATCCACGCCTACGCTTCCATGCAGAGCTGAATGATCTGCTGGCACAGGATAGCGGCAGCGCCGGGACCCACGCGTACGAGATGATGGCTGCGGTCGAAGAGATCAACGCCGGGAACACGAGCGTCCTGATCGAGCTTATCGCGGGTGTCGTGATGATGAAGCTTGGCGACACATTGGTCGAGCAACTGGAACCGCTCAATCTAGAAGGCCCCACTCTGGCCGATCCGATCTCTGTCACCTTCCAGCCGTCAGACATTGATGATATGCAGCGCGCTTACGATATGGGTGTTAAGCGCGACGGTATGCACATAACCGTGACGCTTACGCGCCGAGAAACGCCCACAGAGAGCTGGAATGACGGAGAGGGGGAAAGTACCGAGGGAGCCCGGAATCAAGCCCCAGCCCCGCCAGAACGGCCCGTGTGGGCTGTTAGGGACGGCTCCGGCGATCTCTGGATATGCACGGACAAGCCGGAAGCCGAGAATGAGCTGAAGCGTTTCTGCCGGGATGACCCGATGGCGCATATCGAAAACCGCTTCTGCCAGCACAAAGAATGTCCCAGCACGGGATGCAACAAGCCTGAAGTTACTTCCGACGCTTAACACGCTTGACAGTTTTGCTGCGACAGGCGTATTGCGATTCGTGTCGCCAGCGAGGGCGAGAAAGAAAGGACCGTCATGGCTAAGGCCGAAGACAACGATATCGACAATGATCCCATGTTCGCTCGTGACGAGGAAGAGAAGAAGCGCGCCCACAACAGCCGCCTCACTCTCCTGATCGAACGTATTGAACGTCTCGAAGAAGAGAAGAAGGGGATCGCTGACGACATTCGCGACGTCTATGCCGAAGCTAAGGCTGTCGGTTACGATCCCAAGATAATGCGCGTCATCGTCCGACTGCGGAAGATGAAGAAGGAAGATCGCGACGAGATGGAAACGCTCGTCGATACCTACAAGGCCGAAGTTGGTCTTGGATAATCCGTGAAGCCGTGAATAGGAGAATCCCCATGGCAAAGGCAAAACTGAATATCCCTGCGAAGACGATGACTCCCGCTGTCGAAGGCGGCGCAATCGAGAAGGCCGTCAAGGATGCTGGCGGCAGCTCGACCAAGATGTATCGTATCCCGATCGACAGGATAGAGCTGATCCCCGGTTTCAACGTCCGCGTTGACAGCGACAGCTATGCCGAACACCGCGACAAGCTTGTCGCGTCGATCGCCGCCAATGGCTTTGACGACACCAAGCCGCTGACCGGCTACGTCGGCAAGAACGAAGACGGCGATAACGTCATCTTCGTGACGGACGGCCACACTCGTCTCGACGCTGTGCGGACGTTCAACTCGGACCCTGACACCAAGTCGGAAAACGAGATCACCGAGCTGCCGGTAGTCGTCCGCCGCGATCAGCCGTCCATGGCCGATCTCACGGTATCCCTGCACACGAGCAACAGCGGACGCCCGCTGACGCCCTACGAGCTGGGTATCGTCGTCGAACGCCTGCTGTCCGAAGAAGGCGCGGATAAGGAAGACATCGCCCGCCGTCTGGCGGTCTCGCCGCGCTATCTGGATGACGTCGTGCTGCTGGCCGGGGCGCCGGTCAAGATTCGCAATCACGTGCTGCGCGATGAAGTCAGCTCGACGATGGCGATCCAAGAGCTGCGCCGTAACCCGGAAAAGGCTGCGGAGCGTATCGGTGCTGCCGTCGAGAAGGCACAGGGCGCCGGGAAGAAGCGCGCCACCGCCAAGGACGTCGGCCCGAAGCTGAAGCGCCAGACCGAGATCGTGGAAGTGCCTGCTGGCACCAACATGAAAGAGCTTGTGAAGGCAGTCGCGGCTCTCGTTCGACAGGCGATCCCGGCTGAAGGCGACGGCGACGAGAAGGCTGCTGTCCGCATTGGCGAGATCAAGCTGACGATCGGCGTCGAGGAAGAGCCAAAGCCCGTTAAGGCGAAGCCGAAGAAGAAGGCCCCGGCCAAGAAGGCGAAGGCCGAGCCGGAAGCCGAGCCTGCCGAGAAGCCCGCCAAGGCGAAGCCGAAGAAGAAGAAGGCCCCGGCCAAGAAGGCGAAGTCGAAGAGCAACGATGACGCTGCTCGGGAGATCGCCAAGGAAGCCGATCGTCAGGCCCGCGAAGAGCCGGAAGACGAAGACAACGATCTGCCGTTGCCGCCTGCGGTTAAGTCGGACGCAAGCAACGACGACGTAGATATCTGATCCTGCTTCCCCCAAGTCTAGGATCAGAGGGGCCGGGCGTCTTAATTGACGTCCGGCCTTTTCCGTGACAGCCTGCCCGGCTCAACAAAAGAAGGACTCGAGTCATGTTCGATCAGAAAGCAGTCGAGCGTTCCGCCCGCATTGCCGATGTATGCCAGCGCGCCAGAGGCGCCGATCCTGTGGCAAGTGCTGCCGCGACGGCCCGCGATACCCTGAAGGCCCCTATCGTCAATCCTGACCCGGTTTCCGGCCAGTCTGACTACGAAGGCGTCGGCGGCTGACACGGAAAAGCCCGACCACCTTTTGCGAGGGTGGCCGGGCTCCGTATTGCTCGAAGGACCGATTCGAGCGCGCGGCGGCATTAGCTGCCTAATCGGGTAGTAGTCGAAGCTAGGGCGGCGGGTCAAGGGGCGGGGCGCGATTATAGCAGCTCTCGATCACCGCCCAAGATTGATCCGAGTATTCACCCGGCGCTTCGTAACGACCGAGCTGCCGACGTTCCGCAATCTGACGATCGGCTTCCGTGGCAGGAGGCTCCTGGAGTCGAAGCGGGATCGGGCGTTTAGCCTTCACTGCCTCGTAAGTCTCTTTCTCGGGGCAGGGCGCCGGTACAGGGACGTTGACCGTGATGTATTCTTTCTCGATCGCCCCGTCAGAAGTGTGGTGGCAAGCGGCCAGACCGAGAGCCAGCAGGATCGTCAGCAGGATACGCGACATAATCAATTCTCCCTTTTCCATGGGTCCCATTCGTCGAGATTGCGGCCAGCCGCGTCCCGGCGCATAGCTTCGAGATCGCGGTCAAGTGCGCGATCGGCAACTTCGCTCGCCCGCTTGGCAGTCAGGGTCTGACCCGATATCCATTTCAGGGCCTCGTCTGCGCTTTGCAGGCTGCTCGACAGGGCGGCGATCGCCGCAGGCACTTGCGACGGCTTCAGGCGCGTGCGCTTGCCGTCCTCGCCGGGCTCGACCGTGGCGACAGTGGCCGCTTCCACGATCGAGTCCTGTGTGGCGGTCAGGGCTTCTATCTGGCGACCGCGATCCTGCCACGACCAGACGAACGCGATAATCGCCCCGATCAGCGCCAGACCGGCGATAACCTTGGCGATCGTGAGATAGGGCCGGGTGGCCGAGCCCAGCAGATCATTGACAATTTTCGACATAGCTTCCTCCTATGCAGTGAATTTCATGCCCTTGGTAAGCTTCTCGCGAACGTGGGCGGCAGCTTCGTACTTCGTGACGTCCCCGTCCTTGTCGAGATCGAGCCCGGCGTTCTGCCGGTATGTCGTCGGCTTGTCCTTCTTCGCGAAGAGCACGTAGCTGGCAGGCTCGCCCACAGCGTTCGGCCAGAGGATCGCCATGTAGCAATCTTCCAGCGTGGTGATAGGGCCCTTCCATTTGATGATGTCGCGGAAATACTTGTACACGAAGTTAAGCTGATCTTCGGCAGTCATCTTGGCGAGCTTGGCCGTGGTCGTGCCCAGATTCTTCGCGGTGGCGGGCATGAATTGGATCAGGCCGGTTGCCCCCGATCCCGCCATGTTCTTCTTGTCCGGCGCGAAGCTCTCGGCGCTCTCCCACGCCATGCAGGCCATAAGCCAATTCGGATCGAAGGGGTGTCCTTGTGACGCTGATATCGTGTTGGCGATCCACCACACCCGGTCGCGGAAGACTTGGCTGACCTTGGCGCCCCACGCGAGCGGCGGTTGACCGACAACTTCTTCCGGCTCTGCGTCCAGCTCGGGGAGAGGGGCGCCGAGCCCTGCGATCAACTGATCCAACTGATCGGCCCTTTCGCGCAGCTCGTCGCGTACGACTGTCAGAATCTGAACGGTGTTATCTTCGCGCATTATCAGTCTCCAAATGGCGGATCAGGAAAACCCCTCTGTGGCGACATCGGACGGCGCCGCCCCTGTGTAGCGACATCAGTTGATGGGCCCACTCGTGTACGGCTCTCGGCCTGTGTGCGGCTAGCCTTCGCTTCCTTCTCGATCACTACGCCACGTGCCAGCAGCTTTGCCGTCTGCAACATCTTAACGACTTGCTCGGCGCTGGGGGCGATCATGTAATAGGTGACGATGACAAACAGCAGTAGGCACAGGTACCCGGCGACCACTTTCAGCTCGCTTGCGCTTTCCATGCGCCAGACGACCACGCCGAGAAGCGCCAGCAGGCCGATCGACAAAGCATAACTGAAGACGCGGCGGTAGAAGAAGGCGCTTTCGGGTAGCGGGTCCTGCACGTCCACGGTGGGCGGGGGGCCGCTGGATGCTTCGGAAGTTGCTTCGCTCACGGGTTCATCCTGTCTCGCACGCGCTCGACTTGGTGCCTAAGCTCTTTGGTGTCTTCCGCGTGCTTATAGATCGCCCGGCGCAATTCGACAATCTCTCGCGTACACTCGCGCAGAGTCTCGGCCATATCGGTGTTCGACTGCGACCAGAAGTCCAGCGTTTGCGTTTCGAGAAGGGTGGCGGCAGCAACTCGGGCGCCGTCCTGCTTCGATCCTTCGTCTGTCTTGCTCTTGAAGGTTTCGAGGCCCTTCTTGATCCCTAGTATCGCGGCGACGATGAACCCGAGGAATATACCGACATTGGTGGCGAGAACGGCGTAATCAAGCGGCTGCGATGCGACTTCTGCTGCTTCGATCACGGCGACGATCCCTTAGCTCGTTTTTCCGGGCCATCTCTGACAGGGCAACATCGCGTCCTGCGCGGTAGGCGGCTACCAAGTCAATTACTACAAGCCATGGGTAAACGACAAGCCCTGTATTGGGCACACCGAACAATCCTATGGCGACTTGCGTCCACACGAACGCCGAGATGGCGGCGGTTAGGAGGCGCAGCAGGGGCGTTCGGCTCCACGCACCATTGATGAAAAGCGATACCAGCCGAAGCAAACCGACGAGCAAAGCCACCAGCCCCCACACCGATTCGGCGTTAAGATCGACCCACACCATGCTTTCCATGCGGGAGAAGATGCGCCCGACGCCCGGCTCTTGGAACAGATTCGGGTGGAGAAGAAGGTAAGAGCCCCAGCAGCTTAGGATAGCGCCGTTGAACCATTCCGAGATACGGGCCGGGAAGTGTTGCTTGAGGCTGTAGATAATCATATCGGGCCTTGGTCCTTCAGGATCGTTCGCGACAAAACGATCATCGTTCGACCCGGTTCCGCCGCTGTTACGCTTTTCAGCCCCCATTGTCAAATTCCCCTGTCTGGAAGTAACTTCCGGTCCCCTAGCGGATAAGCCCGGCCAAGGCAAATCCGCTAGCCGATCGGCTGGCTCTTGAAGGCAAACCAATTCTGCCAGCGGTTATTGGTGGCGCCCGACACCAGCAGCAAGCGATAGTAACGGTAGGGGGTATCGTTCTCGAACTCGCGGGCGTAAACGTAGTTGAAGGCGTTGCGCGGCGCGTAGGGCGTCCCGCCCCAAACAAAATCCGTTACAAGGTCTGTCCAGCTAGTCCCATCATTGGAACCTTGTATTTTCCATGTCCCATTGGCCGTGTTCTGGTCCTGCCGAGCGGCGAAACCTTGAACGATGTTCGGCGTCTGAAAGTCGAACACCAACGACTTTTCTGCGGCGTCCGGGTTCCAGTAGAAATTGTCAACCGTGCCCGCCCCGAGACTCAGGTTAGGATCGCCCGCCGAGCCGCCTGCCGCAGTCGCTGTCATCGAGAAACGGCGATCCCCTGACCCGTCTGCCCAAGAAGGCGTGGCGCCGTCCGCGCCACCGCCGCCCCCGGAGCCGCCTCCGGTGGTAACACCTTCCGGGATTTCCAGATCAGCAAACAAGAATGTCTGGCCGACGTTGGCGGCGGGAGTGTCAGTATCAAAGTATCCGACCGTCTTCCAGTGAATCGCGTCTACCGAAAATTCGACGAATACACGTTTCGGGAAAGATGTGACATAATTGGAGATCGGGAACACGGTAACACGATCCGGCAGGACCGCAGCAGGCGTGGAATAAACTATCGACTGATTTCCCGATGCAGCGACCGTGCCTGCAATCCAGCCGTCATTCGAGGAACCCGTCTCCCCATTAAAGGCTTCAACGGCACGCCAGTTGGCATCGTGATCTCTGGACGACGTAGGCATCCCGCCCGTGGACACGATGGTCGCTCCGTCCTTCCACTGAATTTCAGCAAAACCGATATACATGCCCCCGCTATATGCTTCGACATCGAAGGGGAATATGAGCCGCCAGTATTTAGCGGCCACCGGGTCAGCGTAATCGCCACCGCCACCGCCACCGCCACCGCCAGAGCCGCCTTCGATAAACGCCCACTCTACGCCGTCTTCTGTTTCATTGACGACGAGCGCCTTGCCCGCACTATCCGTGAAGTCCGGATATTCCGCCGAGCCGCCACCCCCGCCTGTCGCCAGCTCGGCCCATTCAGTGCCGTCGAATTTCTCGTAATAGTCTTCCGTGCGATTATAGAGCAGCCATCCCTCTGCCGGAGTGAAATACTTCCATTCTTCTTCGCCAGTTTCCCCATCGAAGACAGCAACGTCATTCGGATTCGTCGGGTGATCCCCCGCGAAGATATGAACGTCACCCGGATCAGGCGTGGCAGGCGTGGCCGAAACCTTCGACAAGACGCCGCCCTGCGTGAGCACGGACAGCTTGAGAAGGTTAAGGCTCATTTCATCGTCCCACCCGTCTTCCCCGAGATCGAAGAAGCCCTGTAAGCCGAGATTAGGAAGGGTCCGCATTCATATTCTCCGTCGAAGTTACTTCCGGCTTAACCGGCGCCGCCCCAATTGTAGCCCCACGCATAACCCCAACCGGACTTCAGCGCAATGCGGAAGCGTCGGTGTGTCAGGGACTCGATCCCATCGCGCACAGAGACAAGCTCGATCCATATAACCGAAAGGCCGTCTGTCCCGTCTAACGCCTGTTGCGCGGCATCGTACGTCCATGGGGCCGTGATAGTGTCGTACTCGGCCACCGGGGCTGCTGCGTCTTCTGCGTCGAAGATACGAGCCGTGTACGTTGTGCCGGGCTCGGGAGCCACGGTAGCCTCGAAGAAACCGACAAGCGTGTCCGCCTGTGTTATGCGGTTCCGTTCGGTCCAGTCGATCACGGGCTCGGGCTGTTCGCCTGCCGCGTCGAATATGCTACTGCCCCCGACCGTGACACCGGCAGGCGGATACGGGCGTGCCAGTCGGCCTTCCAGCTCTTCGGTCAGTAGGGTGGCGTCTTCTTCGTCCAGCGAATCGGCAGACGTGCGGGGCAGCACTTTGGCTTCGACCGTTTCGCCTTCTTCGTACAAACGGCCATCGCTCGCCGGGTCGTCGTCGGCCAGCCAGACCCTAGTACCGGCAGCGTGCGCGTCCGGCCACGTGTCGATCGCGCCGCGAGCTACGGTGAATGTGAGAGTTTCGTCATCATACGATACGATCCGCATGTACTCGTCGCCAACCAGAAGCGCCTGCCCGGCGTAGTCTTCAGGCGGGAATTCGATAATGTCTTCGACCGTGAATTCGGTCGTGTCAGGGGCGATGTCCGCGACGAGAGCGGCGGAACCCGTGAAGTAATGCTCGCCGGTTTCCGTGAAGTCGCTTTCGCCTTCTGCACGCGAAAGCAGCATGTATGAGGACGATCGCTGACTCGGCTTGGCGACGAGGGTCCCCATGTAGCTCTGCCCGGCAGTAGCTGCCTCCGCGTCGGCCTGACCGCGAGCGAGATAGGCGTGACGGTAGGTCGCCTCGAAAAGCCGCTCGTATTCAGCCGGGACCGCGACGTCGGACGGCGGCGTCCAGATGTTCCCCACAGGCGTGACGAAGCTCGTCAGCGGCACAGTGAAGACGTCCTGTACGGCGTCGATCACGATCTGCCCGTTAATCATGTCGCCGTCGTCGATCTGACCGGCGCGCAGAATTATCTCCTGTATGCCGCGTGTTGGTGCGGCCACCCTGAAAACCGCGCCGGGATGAATCCGGAAGCCGCGTCGATCGAGCACGACCTTGAATTTGCGAAGCCCTGCGGCGCTGGCTCGCATGTCACGCTGGGCGACCCGAGCACACAGCTCTTCAGTCGGCAAACCCGGATACTTCTGATCGAGCGTGGCCGGGGCCCCCTGTGCCCGGAATGCCGCCAGATTGTGCGACCGCATCTGTATATTCTGATCGGTCAACGGATCGTGGCCGGTGACGATCACTTCGTTGACGCCGGTATCGCTTGACCCGGTGTCGTCTTCCTTGATGTCGAGAAGCCCGGACCCGAAAGTGAAGAGCGGCAGATCAGCCGGGTTGTAGTCGTTGCGGATCAGCTTCAGGACGATCTTGCCCGTCTCGCGATCCGTGTACATCGTCGCGCCGATATGGTCGATAATCGTCTGGATGAACTGGTCGATATCCTCCTGCCGATACCAGACCATGCACAGTCCGAAGCCTTCCTCGCACAGCGTGTTGGCCGCAAGCTTAAACGCATTGTCATCTATCAAGTCGATATCGACGCCCCGCGCCCATTCGGGATTGGTGCAGCACTCATAGATCATGTGTGCCGGGTTCATCGCGAACACCCGGCCTTCGTTCAAGAAGATGATCGCCTTAGACTTGTACCACGGGTTATTCTGATACCAGCCGCGTTGTGCGCGACGTACACGAAACTTCCATTCCTTGATGTAAGGATTCATGGAAGATACGAGCCCGTCGAACCAGATCGTCACGCGACCGCGCAGCTCGCCCATGACGCCGCCGCTCTCGCTCGTGATTAACTGCTTGATATCCGGCAGCGTCGTACGGCGAGCGGGGCCTTTATTGCTGATCGAGATTGATTCGGCGCCCGGAAGCACTTGACTGGCGCTACCCTGTTGCAAGCGGAACGCGCCTTGCACCCCGCCTTCCTTCTTCTCGCCGCCGAACAGATCGGGCTTGTTAATCGCTTGTATGGAATCGTCGCAGGCGTGCCCTTCCCACGCTTCCTTGTCGCCTATCTTGATGGCGCGCAGCTCGTCGATCTCGCCCCGGCCAAGGCCGAAAAGGATCGAGAATAGGTAGTGGAAGCCGATCGTCTGGCCACCGCCTTTGCCCCCGCCGCTCATTGCTGTTCCTCCCGCGCAGCTTTAGCCACGTCCAGAGCCATCTTGTCGCCTGTCGCCTCGATCTCTTCGACCGGGATACCGGCTTTGAGCCGACGCATATCTATCTCGTGCCGAGCGAACCACTCTTTCGCCCCACTCGCGCAAAGGTGCGCGGCGCGGATATGCCGCATGTGGACTAGAACGCCTGAAGTTACTTCCGAAGTCACTTCTTGCCTCCGCTCGACTTGATCTTGATCGTCCGCATATTGCCGTGCCACAGGACTTGATACCCGGCAGTCCAGTTGTCACCGAAGAAGACCGCGTGCTTGGTGCCTTCATCGCTTTGCGGGAAATTGATTTCTTCGACGCCCGCTGCTTGCGCGTTCTGCTGCTTGATAGCGAATGACTGTATGACGTAGCTGGCTACCAGAAGGACGAGGGCCCAAGCGAAAAGAGGCATTAGAAATTGTTCCTTCCGTCAAAGGGGTTTTCGCCCGTCATCTGCTCGAAGCCGCCGTAGTTGACGAGATTGTCAAACTTTGCCTGACAAGTCGCGCCGGTCAAGTCGCAGCCCGGATACAGTTTGACGGCCATACCGACTTCGAGCCGATCCGTCGAGCCGAAGATTACGAAGGTCGTTCCGTTGACGGAGGACTCGATTCCCCGCTGATCGGTCGTGCCGTCGCCATTCACCACCCATTGCAGATACCCGCCGTCGAAGTATCCGGCAGGGTGGCCCCCGGCAGCGTCCACGGTAATAGAGCCATCCGTGCCTAGAGCGATAATCTCGGCTTCGACTTCAAAGTCCGCAGGGTCTGCCCGGCACTGGCTGTCGTAGAGCATGTGCGGGCAGTTACGAGTCCACGCCAGTCGCAAGCCCGATCGCTTGAAGGACGCCAGAAGTGACTTCCCGATTATCTTGGCTTCGACCGCGCCGCCTTTCTTCACATTGGCCACCGTGCCGATCCAGTACACGAAAAACTCGGTGGCCGGATCGCTGGCGTGGCGCCTGCGGACAGTCAGCCAGATCGAACCGGCAGGGGGCGTGCTACGGAACAGCTCTACCAGCTCGATATCGTTCTGCGCTGTGACGGTAAGATCATTGTTCTGCGAACCGCCTTGCACCATGCCGTCGTCGCTTATGGCGATCGGGGCGTAGGTGACTGAAGTCAGCACGCCGTTAACGGTCTGCTGGATCGTCTGCGGGCGGTCTGCGCTAGTATAGCGCCAGAAGGTGTTACCCCACTTGAATTCGTACAGGGATACCGGCTGGCCGTCCTGATTGCTGATCTCGTTGGACTGATAAGTCATACCGCGAAGAAGTACCTTTCAGGGAACAGTCCTGCAAGCGGCCACGAAAGATTACCGTTGCCCCCCCGATGAATTCCAACCCGGATTCCACCGAGAAGACTGCTTAGTGACTAGAGGCTTCAAAGACTGGTCGAACCAGCGTTTGCCTGATATAGTACCGGAGCATCCCGAACCGTCGCAAGTGTTCTGCTGCTGGATGAAAAGCTCGTCCCAAAACACATCGTTGGGATTAGTCCAATACATTATGTAAGTGTTGCCGTTCTTGTGCATCTCACTCGGCTGGCCCGTATATTTACCATCCGTATCGGTGTAAGTGGCGCCCGTGATCTGATTGGACCGCGATGAAGTGCCGTATAATTCCGCAATCAGACCCCGCATCGTGCCTGCTGTTATGGTCATAACGGCCTTGTAATACCAGCCTTCAAAGACAGCAAAGTAGGTACAATCGCTATCTTCTCCTGCACCGGGCTCGCCGCAACTCTGAAGATTATCGGTGGCGATGGGGGTGGGTTGCACTAATACGCCAGACGGGTCCCGGCCAGAACGGAACGCCTTGAACGCTGCTGCTGCCTCGCACACGCCGTCGCTATCCGTATAGTGGGTGATCTCGACGCTATCCTGATCCAGCCGCATAAGCTCGATAAAGCTGCCCGGCGTCCCAGCACTGGCCGCAAAACCGACATTGGCTGAAAGGTCCAGACGCTCTTCGCCTGCTGCGAGAGGCGTTCGTGTCCCGGTTATCTTGACGATCTGCGGCGTGCCCGTGCCATCCTTAAGGAAGACATGCTCCCGACCGCTGACCGGCTGGCCGAGATAGCTATATCCGATCTGCTGGATATCAAGCCGATTGGAGCCATTCACGAGATTGCGAGCCAGTACGACGTCTTGGTTCCATGTAGGCATCCAGACGGCCTTCTGGCGCCCGTTCAAGCGGTACAGCGCCTGCCGCAGCTCGTGATGCTGCTGACGGCCTACAGCACGCCAGTTGTACGGCTGGGAGGCGAACGCCCGGCCAGCTTCGTCCCGGCGATATGGAAGGCCGATCTGATTGTCCGTATCTTCGTGCAACCGCTCGAAGCGAACCCGGAGATCGTCTGCCCGGTTTGGTTCTTTGACAACTACCGGGAATCCATCGTACATCGTCAGGGTTTCGCCTGCCGCTGTATATGGATTCTCACGGACTAGCCGGAAGGAAATTTGCGCGTCACCCACCCGGCTGACGATCGCGGCTAGGTCCTGCTGGGGATCGTCCAGCTCGGCCACCCGCAGCGGGTACACTGTCGATCCGGCCAGCCAGTCTCCGCT